AAAAAGTTATGGAAAAGCGGTTTTTTATGCATTTTGAGGGATCCCTATAGAACTTTTTGGGGTCATGTATGTTTTTTATTTTTTTTTTGTGAGATTTGCCGTAATAGACGTAATGCCGTAATAAGTGAGTGTACATGCGGGTTTTCAGCTAGTCGGCAACCATACGTTTATATTTTAGAAACGTAAGAAATACAAAATCTCTGGGGGGTTCCGCGAGATAGTTTTTTTTGATCCAAAAATTTTCATGACCCCAAAAAAAGTCTATAGGGCCACTTTGTTTATCTGGGGTTGTTTTCTTGACACGGGGGTTGTTTCCGCGTACCCTCTGTCCATCTTGTTACAGGGGTTTTAAAATGTACGAAATAGACAAAGATATCGAGCTTCCTGCCTCGCGGACGCGGTATCCATTTTCGGAAATGGAACCGGGCGATAGCATCCTGTTCCGGGAGGAGAAGAAAGCCTCCTCGGCTCGCGTAGCGGCTGTTAGGTACGCTGAAGCGCATCAACCCACATGGGGGTTCACCCTACGCCGCGTTGACGAAGGCTGGCGGCTCTGGAGGACTAAGTAATGCCTAAAAAGGATGTCTGGCAACTGCCGCCAGTAATCCAGCAAAAGTCTGCGAATCGGATGGCCGCGAAGGTAGGCCCACTGGCAAAGCAAAAGGCGCTGACCCCGAAGCACTGGAAGTTTGTTCAAGAGTACGTTGCGGGCGATGGCCGAGTGACTTTGAAAGAAGCGGCTATCCGGGCTGGATATAAGCCTACTTCGGCATCGGTGATTGCGTGGCAATTGACTAATCCGGATATCAACCCGCACATTGTGGCTGCGATACAGGCGTACAGGGCCGAATTGGCATCGAAATACAATACGTCCTATGAACGGCACATGAAAGACCTTCAGATGATCCGTGACAAGGCGCTGGAAGCAGGAGCTTATGCTGCTGCGGTTCAGGCCGAATATCGTCGTGGGCAAGCTTTGGGGACGATCTACGTCGAACGGAAAGAGATTCGCCACGGCACTATCGATTCGATGTCGAAGGAAGAGGTTCAGCGCAAGCTTGACGAGCTCAAGAAGCTTTACGGCGGGCCCCCGCCGACCGCAATCATTGACTTGAATGCTTCTGACGTTCGCGAGACGGTAGCCCGTGAACAGGACCCGGCTTTTGAGTCGCCTGTGGAAGAGCCCCCGCCAGATGTTTTCGAGATGGACCGCGACGATGGCCCGGAAGCCTGAAGCGGTTTTCTCTGACTACATCCGGGAACACTTGCCCAATGTGGATATCTCGCGGGTTGAATCGCTGGCCAATTTGGGCTTCCCGGATATGGTTGTTGCTAATAAGGAAACTGGCGCTGTCGGTTTTCTCGAGAATAAGGTTGTCTCTCGCGGCTTGAAAATTGCCTTGCGCCCGCATCAAGCATCGTTCCTGTATCGCCATTGGTCCTACGGTTGCCCGGCTTATTTGCTGGTAAAGCATTTACCTATCGGTAAGCGCATCGGAATAGTCAATCTCTATCATGGTGGGCAGTCGCTGGAACTGGTGGAAAACGGCTTGCGCGTGGACCCGGTGGCCCGGTGGCCCTCTAATGGTGTGCACTGGGAAGCGATAAGAGACTATCTATCGGGAGCGGTTAGACCATAGAAAAAACCAATTATAATTCCCGCTCGATAATGCTATTATTTGGGTGTGCTGGAGTGGTCCAGCAAATAGAGAGGATAGAGAGATGCTAAAAACTGTCGCAGTTTCCGCCAATAAAAAAACCGGCCCGATAGCGGTTACATATCGCGCTGGTGAGCATGAAACTTACGGAACTTGCCCGAAAACTTGCGGATTACATCCGAAAAGTGAAACAGGCACGGCGCAAATTGATCAGGAATATTTGACCGCAATATTTGACGCGGTGCCGCGTGGTGGCAAGGCGTGGACTTATTCCCATTTTGCCGCGAGTGCTTTGCCCGTCCCGGTGCCCGGCAAAACGGTTATCAATGCATCGTGCGATACAGTCGCGGAAGCTTTGGCAGCGGTGGCCGCTGGCCGTCCGTCGGTAATGGCCGCGCCAAAAGATACCGCGGACCAGTGGCCGCAAGTGGTGGAGGGCGTGCGGTTTCTGCGCTGCCCGGCGGAGCTTGCCGATAATTTCACTTGCCAGCAATGCGGTAACGGGGACCCGCTTTGTGCCCGCGGTGACCGGGATTATGTGGTTGTTTTCGTCGCGCATGGCACCGGGGCAAAGCGTGTTGGCACTGGTGACGGTGGCTGTTATGCTGCCAATGGTCCGACAGCGATACAGTGGCATGGCACTAGAAAAACCGGAGCGGCGAACGATGCGGAAACCCTGCGGGCCTTTGCTCGTTCCCTGCCGCCGGGCTCGTTTTTGCGACACCATATCGCGGGCGACATTGGGCGCGAGGGGGCCTGATGTTTATATTTGCGGTGCTGATCATTTTTGTTCTTTGGTGGCTGGTAGAATTTTTTGATAATGGATAAATAAAACGCTTGACTTACCGGACGGGAAGACATAATATTAGTCCATCGTTCGGTGGCGAACGATTCAACCCAAATAGAGAGGATAGAGAAAATGGCACACATGATTGATGAAACAACCGGCCGCGCTGCGATTGCTTACGCTGGCCGCACACCATGGCATGGACTTGGACAGGCGCTGTCCGCTGGTGCTGACATTGAAACGTGGACACGTGAAGCCGGGCTCGGTTACAGCGTGGAAACCTCGGACGTTCATTATGAAACCCCGGCGGTAACCGGTTTTCAGGCATGGCCTGATCGCAAGGTGCTCACACGTTCAGACACTGGTGCCCCGCTGGCAGTCGTGAGCAAGGATTACCGCGTGGTGCAGCCGGGCGAAATAATGGATTTCTTTCGCAAGCTTTCGGATGTTGGCGGCTTTGAAATGGAAACCGCGGGCGCGTTGTCGCATGGCCGCCGGGTTTGGGCGCTCGCACGTGTTGGCGAGGGTGCCCCGGTGGTGGATGGTGACCTAGTGAAACCCTACTTGCTGCTCGGCACATCTTACGATGGCACGATGGCCACAATCGCAAAATTCACTGCGATCCGCGTTGTCTGCAATAACACAATCACGCCCGCGGTGAACAGTACCGCCGATGAGACCGACAAGGGTTATCTAAAATCGAGCGTTCGGGTTTTGCATTCGGAGCGTTTTGATGCTGACGCTGTCCGCTTGCAGTTGGGCATCGTTGCGAATCAATTCGAGCGCTTTATGGTGCAGTCGCGCCAGCTGTCGCACATCCCGATGACGGCAAGCGATTCTGACCTGTTCATCCGCGAATTATTGAAGCCTTACCACACGAGCAAGATAGACCTGAAAGACACTCGCGCATATAAGCGGGTTCTGGACCTGTTCGAAAACCGCAAGGCTATCGGTTCGGACATTCCCGGTGTTGCTGGCACCCGTTGGGCGATGCTGAATGCTGTCACGCAATTGGTTGATCATGAGCGCGGCCGTTCGGACAATACCCGCCTCGAATCGGCGTGGTTCGGTACGGGTTCGGCACTGAAAAATCGTGCGCTGGAACTGTTAACCGCCTGACCTGTTAAGCGGCGGCAATAATGCGAGCCCGTCACTCTGTGGCGGCTCGCTTTTTTGTTTTTCTCGCGGCTTAGTTGCCGGTATCTAAACCCGCCCCGCGGGCCCTGCCGCTGGGCGCATAAAACCTGCCGCGCGGCGCGCGGCGCGCGGTGCACGGCCCGCGGTGCGCGGGCAGGCATCGTTAACCAGGCTATTGACGCTCGGCAATAGTTCGGGGTATTATTTCACCAGTGGCCCGGTGGCGGGCCCGCTTAGAGAGGATAGAGAAAATGGATAAGTCAGAACTGGTATTAATGCTCCGCGCCCCTGTGTTCGGTGATCGCGGCACCGATGTTATCGCTGCATTCGACTATGCAGAATCGATCATTAACGCGCTGTCCGGATCCTCGGACCGCGGCCCGGTGTGGACCGCGGTTCACGTACTGGCGAACACAATCGCAAACGCGATCGAGGCGCTGCCTGATCCGCTGCCCGCGCCGCCCGCCGAGGTGCGGATCCCGCCGGAAGATAATCCTGCCACGGGAGCCTCGGACCTCGAGACAATGATTATTCGCTTGATTGATGCGCGGATCGCGCATCAGCGAACTGATCCGGCTGGTGACATTGATGTCAAAATCGAGACGGCTATTGATGATTTTGTTGACAATCGCCTCGATGACAAAATCGAGGGATGGGTGGAAAACAATCTAGATTTCGCGGACATTGTCCGCGATGAGCTTCGCAACAATATTTCGTTCAGCATCGAAATGGACTGATGGTATAATTACCGCACGGCACCACCCGGTGCCGTGCAACTTTCCTAGAGAGGATAGCGATCATGAAAATCACCGTGAATTTTGTAAGCATCAATGGCGCGCACTACGTCATGCCCGTGGGCATGACTGACAAGGAGGTCGCATCGCTGTGCGCGATGCTGCTGATGCTGCGCCCGCTCGACTCAGTCTACTCCTCGGACTACAAGTCCGATTTCCACTACCAGATGCTGGACAACGCAACGATCCGGCTGGGATCCCGCAGCATCTACGTGACCGAAGAGGCGGCTCGCGCTGCCCGCGATGCGCGGAACGTGGAGATCGAGGCGGCAAAGGATACCCGCGTTAGCGCGGGCGATGCCCGCTCCCGCGCTGATGATCTGGCGCTGGGCAGCTAGCACAAAGACCAGACCGGCACCGCCGGTCTGGATCACCGAACCCGGGCGATGCCCGGGTTTTTTTACGCCTGTGCTTAGTGTTCCCGTCCGCCAATAGCCTGGGACGGCGGTATAAAATCTGGAACCATTATGCATGCTAGAACTATCTCTCATAGGGAAAATAGTTACAAAAAGCATATAAGTATAGAACTTATACCGGTATAAATTTTATAAGGGGGGAGGGCCATTATCAAAATGGCAACTTTTTTTAAGACCCAAAGCACAAATTTACACAAACAAATACCTCTCAGAAACTTGACCCCCGGCACCCCCTCCCCATAAAACCACCCCCTTCATTTGTAAAACCCACATGGGGGGTATATATTAGTAATCTATGAAACCTGAAGACATTGACGCAGAGCGACTCAAGCTCGAACTTCGCCTCCAGCTCTTGGAGGCCCGGGAGCGCGCAACAACAACCTTTCTGGACTTCTGTCTGTACGTGTGGCCTGAGATGATTGTCGGGGAGCACCATCGGCGGATCGCGGCTGCGTTGGATCGTGTTGTCTCGGGCAAGTGCAAGCGGTTGATGATTGCGATGCCCCCGCGCCACGGCAAAAGCCAGATGGGCAGCTATCTGTTCCCTGCCTACCTGATGGGAAAGTTACCGCAGAGTAAGTTGATTGTTGGATCGCACACGGCGGAGTTAGCGCAGCGGTTTGGCCGGATGATTCGGAACTTGGTGGAGGATGACAAGTACGGCGAGTTATTCCCTGATACGAAGCTTTCTGCTGACAGTAAGGCTGCTGGCCGGTGGAACACGCGCCAAGGAGGTGAGGCCTTTTTTATTGGTAAGGGCGGCGCGATGACTGGTCGTGGTGGCGACATTATTGTGCTGGACGATATTTTGGACGAGCAGGATGCTGTGTCTGATACGGCGATGGAGAACACGTGGGAGTGGTATACGTCGGGTCCGCGTCAGCGATTACAGCCCAATGGCGCAATTATTGTCATTAACACAAGATGGAAGACGGATGACTTGTCGGGTAGGTTGTTGCGTCAGCAGGGGCAGTTGAAATCGGATCAGTGGGAGATATTGGAGTTCCCTGCCATTCTGCCCAGTGGCAATCCTTTGTGGCCGGAGTATTGGCAGTTGGAGGAGTTGGAAAAGGTCAAGATGTCGATTGGCTTGAAGAAGTGGAATGCGCAGTGGCAGCAGCAGCCGACGAATGATGAGGGTGCGGTATTGAAGCGCGAGTGGTGGCGCAAGTGGAAGCATGATGAGCCGCCGGGCTGTGAGTATGTTTTGCAGACCTTGGACACGGCGTACAGCAAGAAAGAGACGGCTGACTTTTCTGTGATATCTACGTGGGGTGTGTTTTATCCGACATCCGACTCGGGTCCGAATTTGATTCTGTTGTCCGTGACCAAAGGTCGGTGGGACTTTCCGGAGTTGAAGCGGATCGCCAAGCGTGAGTATCAGTATTGGCAACCTGACAATGTGCTGATCGAGGCCAAAGCAACGGGGACCTCGCTCCAGCAGGAGTTGCGGAAGATGGGTATTCCTGTGACGATGTACAGTCCGGGCGGGAGAAGGCAGGGGCAGGACAAGGTTAGCCGGGCCAATGCGGTGGCACCTATTTTGGAGAGTGGCATGGTGTGGTATCCGGAAGATGAGGAGTTTGCGCAGGACTTGGTAGAGGAGTGTGCGGCGTTTCCGAACGGGGCGCATGACGATCAGGTGGATGTGATGGTGATGGCGTTGATGCGGTTCCGTCAGGGCAACTTTGTGAAGTTGGATGAGGACGATGATGAAGAGCGCGATCCCGATACGCGGGTAGTTGAGTATTACTAGGGAAAATGGTAGTTTAGCGGCATTATTACCTTCTCTTGGACCATGAGCCATGGCTGACAAAACTTTGCCCCCTATTGCTATTGGTGACAGCTTGGCGCAGGGTATGCGGGACGCGAATCAGTTGCCGGGGATAAGTCGTGTTGGTGCGGGTCCCAAGGAAGTGTATGAGATGCTCCAGAGGTTCGCGACGAATGAGAGTTTAGCGGGTCGGGATGTGTTTATTGGCACGGGGATGCCGAACATTCCGGAGCAGAAGAAGTATATTGAGCAGCAGATTGATTTTGTCAAAAAGCAGGGTGGCAATCCTATTTTGTTTGGGGTAGGTCCCGGGACGAAGAAGAAGCCTACTACAGGGCAGAATGAGTTTTTGGCGGGCTTGGCCGAGCGTAAGGGTTTGCCTTACATGGGGCCTTTGGTCAATATGTTCCCTGACGTGACGAAGGACCCGATGGGTTTGCACCTGCGCGGTCCTCAGTACAAGCAACTATTCAAGCAATATTCCAAGCCATCTCAGGCGCAACCCCAAACGCAACAAGTGCAATCGCAGTCCCGCGCTCCGAGCGCCGCGGACCTGTTGGGTCAGTTCACTGGTGCGGTGATGCAAGCCGAGAGCAAGGGTAAGCGGTACGACAAGTCAGGGAAGTTATTGACATCCAAGGCGGGTGCGATGGGTGAGATGCAAGTGATGCCCGGCACTGTTCGTGATCCGGGGTTTGGTGTGCGTCCGGCGAAAGACAACAGTCCGGATGAGTTAGCGCGTGTGGGTCGGGATTATGCGGCGGCGATGTTGCGGCGTTATAACAATGATCCAACGGCGGCGGCTGTGGCGTACAACTGGGGTCCGGGCAACGCGGACAAGTGGGTCAAGCGGGGCGCGGATTTTAGTGCGCTGCCAAAAGAGACGCAGCAGTATGTCACGCGGATCACGGGCCAGATGGGTATTCCGATTACCGCCAAGCGCGTACCTCCGTCTTCTGCACCGCCTAAACGGGCGGAGAAGCCAATTGCGCCACGGGCAGAAGCGCCTATGGATTATGCGCCAATGGATTCGACGTTGGAGCCATCTACGGTAGCGGAGGCAAGGGTACCGCGGCCCGCGGATCGTCCTTCTCCTGAGTTAGCGGCTGATTTGGGTCCGAGTTATCAGGCGGCGTTGGCTGGGGCGATGTTAGCGGATGATCCTGACTATGATATTGAGGATGATCAGGAGGCTATGGATCGCTTCATGGAGCAGCGTGAGCTTCGCATGGCGGGGGATGAGACGGGTGATGGCTTGGGGATGGGGGGATCGTATGGTACGGATTCTGAGTCAACGCTGGAGGAGGACACTACGCCGAGTTCGCCGTCTTTGGCGGGTTTGTCTGAGGTATCGTTCAAATCCCCTTTCCCGGTAAAAGAAGAACAGCCGGTGATGATGGCGCATGGCGGCGTGGTTCATCGTGCCGATGGGTCGCCAATATATGGCGAAGGGTTTGATACGGGTCCTATCACTGCGGATACACGTGCGGCATTGGGTAATGTGCAAGGGCTCAATGCGCGTGAAGCGTTGATGCTGCTAAAGAATATCGGCAAAGAAGGCTTGAGTAATCTGGAGTCAATGGGTCGTGGAGTGGTGGCCGCGATTCCCGGGACAGCAGGGGAGATGGAATCCGTATTCCGTGACGATAAGAAGCGTATCTTTGCAAATAGCAGAGAAGTAGAGCGTGATTATCTGCCCAATCGCCTGACTGCGCCGACTGCGGAAGCAGATATGTTTACCGAGATTGGTACGTATGTTAATCCGGATATTGCAGCGCAGCCCATCCTGACCAAAGCATTGCCAAAGGTAACTAAAGGTGTGAAGGAAGGGTACAGGGCGGTGGCGGGTAAATTCGCTCCTGCTGCCAAAGCAGATACGTTCCCAACGAGCAAACTGTCGGCGGAAGAATTGGCGCAGTATTTAAAAGCGTACGACCCAGAAGCCGCGGCAAAAGCAAGGGAAGCATTCTTGGCTCCGTCTGCTGAAAAACGCCGCATGTACCACGGTACATTTCAGTCTCCTACAGAGATGGTTACGGATTCAACCGGAGGCCTAAAATTCATAGGAGCGGATCAAGGATTTACCTCCTTTAAACCGGGCACAGGTGGCATGACGTTTGTCACTCCGCAGACTGAATTTGCGGATATGTTTGCTGGGATGAGGTTAGGTAAAGAATCTAAATTTACAGGTCCATCACGGGTCTACCCTGTCCATGTGCAGGTCAAAAAGACGTTTGACTTTGAAAATGTAGAGCATTTGAAACAGCTATCTGCTGAAGTATACAAGTCAGCGAAAAAGTTGAAAAAGAAGGAAGCAGAATTAGGCACTTCGTGGATGCGTTCGCCAGAAGATATTGCCTTTGCCTTGAGTCGCGGTTCGTGGGCAGAGATTGAGAATCCGTTGGTTATCAATGCGGCGAAGAAGCTTGGCTTTGATGGCATGTACATGATGGAGGCAGGTGTCAAGAACCTTGGTATATTCGACCCCAAGAAAATCAAGTCGGCCATTGGTAATGAAGGCATCTACGATGTTAGAAATCCAGACATTAGAAAAGCACATGGTGGCGTAGTCCATCGTGCAGACGGCTCACCTATTTATGGTGAAGTAGCGGATTCCGGCCCTATCACTGCTGACACATTTGCAGCACTGCGTAATGTTCAAATACCTGATGCTCGTGAGGCATTGCGGTTGCTCAAAAGGATTGGTAAGGAAGGAGTAAGCAATCTTGAATCTTTGGGTCGTGGGTCCGTGGCAGGTGTGCCGGGCGTGGTTGGAGATATCGAATCTATCTTTCGCGATGACAAAGCACGGCAATTCGCGACCACCCAAGAAATAGAGCGGCAGCGATTGCCTAAGCGTATGACTGCGCCGACGAAAGAAGCGGCAGGTTTTGGCGAGATAGGCGAGTTCATTGATCCGACCATTGCATTAAAGGTAGCCAAGCCGGTGGCAAAAGCAGCGGCTAAGGCAGGTAAGGCATTGGGTCCTACAGCGGCAGACATGTTGAGTCAGCTTGGCCCGCAACCGATGTATATCGTTCGGCCGTCCGGTGGGTTCTTCCCTTCTTCAAAAACTTATACGGAAACCCCTTTATCCAATTTGGATGAAGAAATTAAAAAAACGGTGCAATATCAAAACTTGACGCAAGAGGGGTCTCCAGAAAAAGCCGCCACGTTAAAGTTTTTAGATACGAAGCTTCGCAACTATTTTAGAACACAGGCGGGCAGTGTTTCTGATACGGTACGTGAAGCGTTGATCGCGGGTCGTATTAAGATACCGAAGGATACAGAGTTAGAAGAGCTGTATCCAACAGCATTAGTTAATGCTGCGCGGGCAGGGGATGTAACTGCCATGCGTCAGTTGGAAAGGCAGTTTGATAAAGACCTTTCCATTAAGGCCACTAAGGTAGGGCCAGAAACACCACCTGCGGGGCGTACCACCACAGAGGAAAGAGACGCGTTCGCAGAAGACTATAGACAAAACATTTTGGAGCAGATGAAGCGTAATCCTCAACTGATTCCAGATGAAATGTTATTGCGACTGACGAAAAAGGATGTAGGTAAGTTGTCGTCAACACAGGCAAAAGATAAAGCAGCAGAGATTCGTAAAAAGTTGGTGGACAATCCGACACTCTTTAACACAGTGTTTGAAGAAAAATTCTTGCGATTAACGCCGTATGGCACCGCCAAATACATAACCCCGGATGCATTTGAAAAATATCCCTCACTTTATGGCAATTTAAAAGAGGTGGTAGCTCGACAAGAAGGCATCATGGCGCTACAACAAGGTGCGCCAGTCATTGATGTAGAAGGCGTTCCACAAATTTTAGGTCAGTCGTTTAGGACCCTTGCCACCTATGCTCAGATGATTCCTCCTGCGGAGTTAGAGCGCATGGATGTGCCAGAGGTTATCAATCGCGTAATTCAGTTAAAGAAAGGAAGCATGGGCGTAGAGCCCATGGTCAAGAAAGCAGAGTCGTTGATTAGTGCAGGTAAGCCAGTACCGGAAAATATTTCTACGTTCGGAACAAAAGTTGCAATACCAGCGGATGACAAAGGCTTTGTGTGGCGAGAGATTATTGACCCATCCGCTACAAAGATTCAAGCAGCAATGTTGAAAAACTCAATTGGTGGTTATGCACTACCGGGCACCTATGGCAAGTTGGAAAGAGGGGCACCTGCTTTGGTTAGTGGTGACGTAAGATTGTTTGGCTTGTATGATAAAAACAATCAGTTGATGACTAATGTGGAGTACATTACAAGTAAGGCCACAGGTAAACCTATTAACGAAGGCAAGGTCGCGCCAAACAGCATTACGCAGTTCTACGGTAATGGTCCGAAGACAGGTAATGTTGCACCTTCCGACTTTGGCCCACAAGTCGTTGCGTTGGTGAAGTTATTAAATCCTGCATCTGTTCCCCCGACCATTAGAGGCATCTTGAGAGATCAAGGTGAATTTTTTGGCCCACTTTTTTAATTACAAGGCTTGAGGTAAATCATGCCAATAGAACGCGTAAACAGTCTGCCCTCGGGCGAAATGGATATTGAAGTTGAGGGCGAAGGTCCGTTGCCTGATATTGAAATCGAGTTTGATGATGACGGTGGTGTCGTTGTCAACATTGGCGAAGGCGAAGATGATGACGTTCCCTTCGACGCAAATCTGGCAGAGGTTCTTCCGGAGGACGTTCTAACAGGCATATCAGAAGACCTGATGATGCTGTATGAGGCAGATACCTCATCCCGTGAGCCGTGGGAAAAGCAGTACTCACAGGGCATGGAGTTGCTGGGCTTCTCGATGGAGGAGCGCACCAAGCCGTTCAAGGGCGCGTGTGGCGTGTATCACCCGCTGCTGTCCGAGGCGATTGTGCAGTTTCAGGCACAGGCTTTGAAAGAACTCATGCCCGCGGGCGGGCCCGTGCGTACGCAGGTGCTGGGTAAGGAGACCCGTGAGCGCCTGATGCAAGCGCAGCGCGTCAAGGAGTTCATGAACTACCAGATCACGACGGTGATGCCTGAGTACACGCCTGAGTTTGATCAGATGCTGTTCTATGTAGGCTACGGTGGCTCGGCCTTTAAGAAGGTGTATTTTGATTATGACAAGGGCCGTATGGTTAGTCGGATGATTCCTGCTGACAATCTGTATATTCCCTACAACGGCTCGTCGGTGATGAGCGAGTGTGAGCGCATTACCTACCGCTTCCCGATGTCCTTGAATGCTTACCGCAAGGCGGTAGTACGTGGGCAGTATCTGGATTCTGCTGATCCTTCGGTGGATATGGAGCAGACCAAGATTGTTCAGGAGAAGGACAAGAAGGTCACGGGCGTTGTTCCTAGTGGCGACGAGGAAGAGATTTATTTGCTTGAATTCCAAGTGGATTACGACCTCCCCGGCTTTGAGGATAAGGATGAGGACGGTGAGGCCACAGGCATCAAACTGCCTTACGTGATCACGATTGATGAGGTATCCGAGCGCGTGGTGGGTGTTCGTCGCAATTGGAAAGAGAAAGAGGACCTGAAAGAGCGTCAGGAGTACTACGTTCACTACCTGTTGGTCCAAGGCCCCGGCGCGTATGGCTTGGGCTTTTTGCATTTGATTGGTGGTCTGTCAAAGACGGCATCTGCCGCGCTGCGTCAGTTGACCGATGCGGGTACGTTGAGCAATCTCCCTGCGGGCTTTAAAGCCAAGGGCGCTCGTATTGAGAACGATGATGTGCCGATTTCTCCGGGCGAATGGCGCGATATCGATGCTGGCGGCTTGGATTTGCAGCAGTCATTGCTGCCATTGCCATATAAAGAGCCTAGTCAGACACTCTTTGCTCTGATGGGTTTCTGTGTGGATGCGGGCCGTCGTATGGCCTCGATCACGGATATGCAGGTGGGCGACAGCAATCAGAATGCGGCAGTGGGTACGACCATTGCGTTGCTGGAGAAGGGTTCCTCCGTCATGTCCGCGATCCACAAGCGGCTGCATTATTCGCAGAAGCTGGAGTTCCAGTTGCTGGCCAAGGGTTTTGCGGAATACTTGCCAGATGAGTACCCGTATGATGTGCCGGGGGAGTCCCGTAAGATCAAGAAAAAGGACTTTGATGACCGAATCGACGTTCTGCCGGTGTCCGATCCCAATATTTTTTCGGTGGCGCAGCGCATCACTATGGCGCAAACGCAGCTCCAGCTTGCCCAATCTGCACCCCAGATGCACAACATGTATGAAGCCTATCGTCGTATGTATGAGGCGATTGGAGTCAGGGATGTAGATGCAATCCTGACAAGTCAGGATGTGGATAAGCCAAAAGATCCTGCCAGCGAGAACTCACAGGCATTGGATGGCTCTCAGTTGAAGGCATTTGCGGGCCAGCAGCATGACGCTCATATTGTGAGCCACCTGATGTTTGGTCTGTCACCGCTGGTCGCAGCTATGCCAAATGTCGCTATGGCGTTGCAAAAGCATATCTTTGATCACCTGACCAAGAAGGCAGAAGAGGCGGTCGAGGCAGAATTGTTCCAGCAGTACGGCACAGATCCCGATCAGATGGTGTCGTTGCTTCAACGGGAAGCTATGATCGCCCTGAAGGTGGCGCAGTACTTCAAGGAAGTCAAAGCATTGCAGGATGAGCTCTCTGGAGCCAACCAGCAGCAGCCTGATCCTTTGATTGAGTTGAAAAAGCAGGAATTAGCGCAGTCTGCCCAACGAGATCAGGCCCGAAATCAGATCGATCAGGCCAAGTTGTCCTTTGATCAGGAGCGCGAAAACAACGATATGATAGTAGATCAGGCCAAATTGGCACAAGCAGATAAGCTTGCAGCAGAGCGAAATGCTGTTGCCCTCGCAAAAATGACCCAAATAGGAGGCCAACGTGGCAACCCGACCCAATAAAGCAATGAAAAAGCGTGAAACAGGCCCTAATCGGGCCAAGAATGTTCCACGTGAAACAATTCAGGTCAACAAACCAACCTTTGTTTATCGGAAAGATGCCTTTAAAAAGGTAAAAATCACATAAAAGTGTGTTGTAGTGCAAATAAACATGCATAATAAGCATGTAGCCTTCAGATAGGGCCCGTACTATCTGCGTACTTGGAGTAATCCATGCTTGAATTCACCGAAAAAGTGTTGATTTCAGTTCGAAACCTGCGAAAACAATCGGAAGAAGTGATTGTTGGTGGCGGGGTAAAGGACATGGAGCATTACAAGTTCCTGATGGGACGGATTGAGGGCTATAAATTCGTGGAGATAGCAATAAATGATCTCCTAAAGAAGAACTCAAACTCCTGAGGAACGCAAAACCATGACTATGTCAGCACTGGAAGAGAAATGGGCAAAGGAAGAAGCGGAGAGACCTCCTACTTTGGACGATGCCTATAGCGAAGATGGCAGTCTTGCCATTGAAGACATCAATGAGTCCGTTCTGGACCGTATTCCAAAGCCTACGGGCTGGCGAATCGTCATCTTGCCCTATCGAGGCGCAAAAAAAAGCAAAGGCGGCATCGTCCTTGCTGATTCCACGATTGAAAAACAGCAAATTACCACTGTCTGCGGCTATGTTCTGGCCGTTGGCGAATTGGCTTACAAAGATGAAGGCAAATTCCCCAACGGAGCATGGTGCAAGCAAGGTGATTGGATTGTTTTTGGCCGTTATGCGGGTGCGCGTATCGGTGTAGACGGAGGGGAAATCCGAATCATCAATGATGATGAGGTATTAGCCCGAATCAACAACCCAGAAGACATTCTGCATATGTAAGGACCCATCATGGCCAACATTACCCCAGACAGCCAGCTTGAATTTGAGCTTGGCGAAGGCGAAACAGAGACTAGTATTGAACTTCCAGAGGCAGAGTCTCCAGATACCGACAATTCTTCGACAATAGAGGCTTCTTCAGTTCCCGAGCCTAAACCAGAACCAGAAAAGCATGAGTTAGATCAAGTTAGCGAGAATGTGCAAAAGCGCATTGCTAAATTGACAGCTAAAATGCGCGAGGCGGAGCGCCGTGAGCAAGCGGCCTTGGATTACGCTCGAAATGTACAAGCCAAAGCGCAAGAGCTAGAACAAAAGCTGGTTACGACGGATCAAAGCCGTGTATATGAGGCTAAATCTAGAGTAGAGACCCAGCAGATGCAGTTGAAGGCGATTATTCGCCGGGCTCGTGAAGAAGGCGATATTGATACAGAAACAGAGGCCCAAGAACGGCTTATGCAACTGTCTTTAGAGCAGCGTCAATTGCAGCAATGGGAAGATAGCCGCCCAGAACCGCAAGCCGCGCCTGTTCAGCCAGCGGCCCCTGCCCGTCAGGCCGCATATCAGCAGCCAGCACCACAGCAGCCCGCGCCAAGCCCTCGGGCAGAGGAATGGGCGGCTAAAAATGAGTGGTTTGGTCAGGACAGGACGATGACATACGCCGCATGGGGTATTCATCAGACATTGATTGAAGAAGAGGGCATTGACCCTGATTCGGACGAGTACTATACTGAATTAGACAACAGGCTCCGGAACGAGTTTCCGAACAGGTTCCGGGCTGCTCAATCAAACAGACAACGGTCGAACGTGCCAGCCGTTGCACCTGCTTCCCGTAGTTCCGGGGTAAATAGTGCACGCAGGACGGTGAAGTTATCACCGAGTCAAGTTGCTATTGCAAAGAAATTGGGTGTTCCGCTCGAGGAATATGCCAAATACGTAAAGGAGTAATAAATGAGCCAAGATAAACTTACTATCGACCGCGCACCTCGCGCAACCCGTGAGAAAGAAGCGCGTCGCAAGCCTTGGGCACCTCCTTCACGTTTGGATGCCCCTCCAGCACCTGCCGGTTTTCAGCATCGCTGGATTCGTGCAGAGATCAATGGATTCAACGACAAACAGCACGTTTTTGGCAGACTTCGTGAGGGCTATGAACTGGTCCGCAATGAAGAACTGCCCGAAGAATATCGCGACACGCTGCCTACCATCGAAGATGGTAAACATGCGGGCGTGGTTTCTGTCGGAGGCTTGCTTTTGGCACGTATTCCAAATGAGACTCTTGCCGAACGTAATGCTCACTACAACCGAAAGGCTAGAGAACAGATCAGTGCAGTAGACAACGAGTTGATGCGTGAAAACGCGCACTCGACTATGCGTATCCAGAACCCCGAACGGAGTTCTCGCACTACTTTCGGTAGTCGTTAAGACTACATAACCCTTTAGGAGATACAAATGGCAAATGTCGATAAAGCCTTTGGTCTGCGCCCTATGGGTAACCTTTCTGCTACTGGTGCACAGAAGCAGTATGGTTACAACATTGCGGACAACCAAGCTGGCGCTATCTATCAAGGTGACCTCGTCACCCTTTCTGGTGGTTACATTGTCAAATTTGATGCAGCCTTGCATACCGTAGCTGTTGGTGTGTTTAATGGTTGCAACTATATTGACCCAACATCGGGCAAGCCCACTTGGAGTAACTACTATCCCGGTTCTGTCAACATCACTACTGGCCAAATCACGGCAGATGTGATTGACGATCCTAATCAATTGTTCCTGATCCAAGCAGACGAAGATGTTGTTCAAGCCGATATTGGTTTGAATGCCGCTATCGCCTACACGGCGGGCAGCAACGTCACTGGTGTTTCTGGTACTGAGTTGGATTCGTCCAGCATTGCCAATACTGCCGGTCTCGTGCTGAAGATTGTGGGTAATTACACCGCACCGAACAATACCCTCGGCCAGAACTACGTCGATGTTATTGTGAAGATTAACGCACACATGTATGGCAGCGCTGGCGTTGCTAATACTGCACCGTAATAGGAGCTAAGTCATGGCTATTTCTCGTTC